GGGAGGTCCGGGCCGTGCTCCAATGGCCACACGGTAGGCGCTGAGCCTGCCGGAGCGGGCCTACACGGGCCGTCCGCGAGCCGCATGGGTGCTACCATGGGCGGAGACGGTGCAAGGCGTAGGCGCGGGCGTGGGCGGCATCTGTATCGTTTGCGCCCGCTGAACTGGTGTGCTGGTGTACTAACACACCTCGATTGAATTGGTACCATAACAGATACAACCGTTCGTCGGGAAAACCATATCGGTCTTTAGCCCAGTGTTGACAACGGTCCTCGAATGTGGTTCAATGCACACCAAGCCTGATATCTTCGATATGAGTCCCGGCCCAAGCAACAAAGCCGGACACTTGACAAGGGACAGGCAATGCGGTAGACTAGTCGGGAACTAGTGACAAGTCATGAGCAAGTCGGAGGGAAGCCTACGGGCCGACGACAAGGGCATCCGACCTTGACTATCTGAGCCGATGCGATGAGCTAGGCAAAGACGCTAGGGATTGACAAGCGAGCCGCGATGCGGTAAGATGTCAACACAGTAAGCAATCGCTGTCACCATATCCATCTATCGGAAACAAGGTGCGCAAGCGATCCGAGGCGATAGCTTACAAGGTGGCAAGCAAGGGCTTGACACTGCGGCAGGGAATAGGGTACGATAGCTACACAATGACTTTCGCCTAGCGGCCAAACGCTTCCACGCTAGGCCACTAAGGGTAACTATAGGCTACACAACGTCGTGACGACCGGACGCTAAACGGTGCGGAGCTAATAACTCTGATGGTACTACCGTCATCGGGTAGGGTGACACCGGGCTAGACTAACGCTAAGGCGCTGCTAAGGCGATGGGCTATCGGTGAAGCTGACACGACACACACGCGGAATCCCGAATGAACCCGGCTTCACTAACCGGCAGTAGCTCTAGGCTTTCGAGTCTTTACCGCGTAGCTTGGGAATAGATTACCAAGCCCGTCCATATCTGGCGACACCTGAGCGTATAGCTACGGCGATACGTGCGCAGGAACATAACGCCCACCATGGACGCGAAGTTAGCGCAACGCAATGGCGGATTTACAACCCGTCGCGGAAGCTAACAAGTCGGGCACCGTGCAAGGGAGCAACGCTCCACACGGTAAACTACGGCATACCAATGGTCCGATTGAATTAAGGAATTGGTATAGCCGGGCGGATACATGGACACGAAGCCCGGCGGATAGATGCTCAACGGCATCTGTTCTTTTTTCGTTTGGGTTGACGGTTATGCACGGCGAGCGGCTGATTGTGGGCGGGCATTGATCCGCAGCATGATTCCGGTCTCGCACAAAAGGCGAAGCATGACGGGTAAGAGTGCGTACATCGGAGTCGAATCCGGTCTGGCGCACAGACACCTGAGTGCAGCATGTAGACTCGCCGTGCATAACCGTGAACCCAACCCGGCTAATAGGAGCCGATCATGTCACGTACCATCCGCAAGTTCATGCAGTTCAGTCGCACTGCGTCCACGCTCGACATGCGTCCCGATTACGAGACGCGCCGTCGGCCGTGCCGAACGCTACGCCAAGCGCAACCGCACGGAAGTCAAGGGCAAGGCGCGTTATGCGCTGGACTACGAACTCCCGCAGCCGCTTTGCCACGGACTGGGGGGCTGACCATGAATCCGACCTACAGAATGTGGATCACGGATGCGAGCGGTCGGAGGATCAGTGCGAGCGGAGTGCGCGTGACGCATGAAGAAATGCTGGACCTGCTCCCGCTGGAGAAGGATCGGCAACGGGCATACGCACTGGTCCCGAACGGGGCGCATATGGTGGACAGCGACGGCGACCACTGGCGAAGGATCAACTGAGGACGTATGACCTAGCACCTTGGCGACAGGGTGCTAGTGCGTGCGACTGGCACGGTTCCAACTGAGAGACTGACCATGTTCGACAACATCGAAACCGACAAGACCAAGATCAAGGCCACGATCAAGCGCATCGGCGTGGCCCGTGCGAAGCTGATCGAGGACATCCAGCAGGCGGCGCTCGCCGTGTGCCTGCACGCCCATCAGCACGGCGACGTGACGCTCATCAACCTGCTCTACAGCACCGTGTCCGGCGGCATGAAGCAGACCGCGCTCGGCCTGTGGATGCTGGACTTCGCTCCCGTGTCGCTCGCCGAAGGCGACGATGCCAAGGTGGCGCGCTTCAAGTACAGCAAGGGCCGCTCGCTGCGGGACAACGTGGCCGAACTCCAGCTCAACATGGCGACTGCTGCGGGCAAGCCGTGGCACGACTACAAGACCGAGAAGGATGAAGCCGCGTTCTTCAACGTCGAGGCCGCGCTCGCCTCGCTGTTCAAGAAGATGGAGAAGCTGCCGCCGCGCAAGGAAGACGAGGCGCTGGTCGCCAAGCTCAAGGCGGTGCGTGATTCCATGGCCGAGGAAGACGCCGAGGCATAACCCGCCCTCTGATACACTCACGCAAGTCAACCACGGAGACTACATCACTATGAACACGATCCAGATCAAGTACCGTTATTCGGGTGCCATCCTGTACTCGGGCGTCCATGCGACCATCGCCGCCGCGCTCACCGCCGCAGTGGCGGGCGGCGCGGACCTGTCCGGCGCGGACCTGCGCCGCGCGAACCTGTCCGGCGCGGACCTGCGCCGCGCGTACCTGACCGGCGCGGACCTGTCCGGCGCGAACCTGTCCGGCGCGGACCTGCGCCGCGCGGACCTGTCCGGCGCGAACCTGCGCCGCGCGGACCTGCGCCGCGCGAACCTGTCCGGCGCGGACCTGCGCCGCGCGGACCTGTCCGGCGCGCTCAACCTGACCGAATCGGAAGGCTGGGACTCGGTGTACGCCGAGAGTCGCATCCTGCCCGACGAGGGCGACATCATCGGGTTCAAGAAGGTATGGGCGAAGGACCACGAAGGCGACAAGTGCGTGCCCGCCATCGCCAAGCTCCGCATCCCGGGCACTGCCAAGCGCAGCCATGCCTTTGGCCGCAAGTGCCGGGCAGCCGAGGCAGAGGTGCTGGAACTCGTGACGCTGGACGGGTGGTCCGCCGAAGTCGCGTACTCCTCGCACGACGACAGCTTCGAGTACAAGGTGGGCGAGACCGTGCGCCCGCAGTACGAGTTCGACACGGAGTGGATGGACGAGTGCCGTTCGGGCATCCACTTCTTCATCACCCGCAAGGAAGCCGAGAACTACTACTAATCGGCTTCGCATGCTACTGCACCTTCGCTTCGGTGAGGGTGCAGTGTCGTGCGTGCCGCACGTTACAGGAGACATCCATGCCCAACTACAACTCGCCCGCCGCCGCCCACAAGCCGTCGCATGGCGGTCGTCCCGGCACCGTCCCGGGCCTGCCGCCGCACCTCGCCGATCCGGCAGGGAACCTGCGCGCCATCGAAGCCACGACACCGAAGACCTCGTGTCCCTGCGGGCAGGTGCCCGTCTGCCACGGTCTCGAACACTGCGGCATCGACAGCGTCCGGATGCGGGACTAGGCCATGCGGATCGTCGAGCTGCGCTACGAAGTGCAGATGATGTACCCGATGCGCCGCCCGCTCAAGCCGGAAGCATTCGGCCGAGCTGTCATGGCTGCGCCTGCCTTCGGGTCCGATGAGTTCGGACTGTTCGACGACAGAGACAAAGCCGAAGCATTCGCCGAGTACCTCGGCACCCATCGCACCATCATCAACGAGGTGGAAGTCCCGCCTCACACCAACGGAGAACCCGCATGACCCGCAAGTTCTACATCATCACCACCCTCATCTGGGGTACCCACACCGCCGTCTCTTCCAAGGTCCGCACCTCTCCGAGCGCCGACTCCGGTGCCACGAGTTCGCAGATCGACGACATCCGCAACAGCGGTGTGCAGGTCCTCGCCCACACCACGCCCGGCATCTGGCTGCGCCGCGCTTCTGCCCGCACCGCCGCCGCTTACCTGACCAACGCCACGGGCATCGCCCCGGGCAACGCCTACAGCGTCAAGGAAGTCGGCGAGTTCAAGCGCACGGTGCGTCCGATCAAGGGCTACAAGTTCGAGCGCCCGAACCAGTCCGCCGCGTCGGGATACTCCGACTGGTGGCCGGAGAACTGGCGCGGCGATGCGTCGAAGGCCGCTTACACGGCGATGGTCGGCGACCTGATCCCGACCCGTGCCCTCGCACGGGCTGCACTCCCCGAGCAGCAGGCGGGCCACGTCGAGTATTACGGCACCGATGCAGGCAAGCTGCGCATCGTCACCGTCTACGCCGATGCGTGATCTCCTGCTCAAGTGGTGGCTCTGGTTCTTCGGACCGAGCTACTACTGGGTGAGGATTCAGGACGGGTGGGCGGGTAGCCTCAGCTATACCGCCCTCTCCCGCTGCGACCAGTTCGGCGGAGACCCGGAGACTGGTGTGTTCACCAGCTACGACGCCGCCTTCCGGTACTGGAAGAGCAGACAGCATGAGCCGGGGCAACCCGGCCTCGTGTTCCTGATCGAGCGCCTGTATTACGAGAACGCCGAGCATCGCCGCGCGGTGCTGGACTACTACCACATGAACCCGGAGGTACCCAAGTCATGGGCCTGATCGACAGCATGAAGAGTGCCATCAAGGGCACGGCGAAGTGGCTGCGCAACAAGGCGTCGCCGCCCGCAACCGAACCCACCGCACAGGTGGACCTGACCACGGACACCAAGCCGCGCAACACCACTGCCACCCGGCGCGCGCAGCGTGCGGCCGACGTGCGCTATGCCCACGTCTCGGTTCCGATGATCCGCAACCCGGCGCACGCCCTGATCTCCGCCGAGCTGGGCGAGGGCGCTGCACGCAGCATGGGTCTGACCCCCTTCGTCCGTGACGTGGCGCAGATGCCGTTCGGCAAGGGCATCACGCTGAACAAGGGCATCAAAGCGGCCAAGCGTCGGATGCGTCAGCTCGGCAAGGACTGCGGGATGAATCGGAAAGCCTACGATCAGTGGGCCTACGACGAAGCGAAGCAGTTGAAGTCGTGCTGATCCTCAGCCACTGCTACAACGTGTACATCCCGAGCGCGCTGCTTGCCCCGGTGAACCCGGAGATCGCACCGCAGGCGCACCAGCTCCAGCTCCTCATCGACCAGCTCACCACGCACAACGGTGGCATGACCGCACATCAAGCGACGGGCATCTGGTTCGACGACACGGGCAAGCCGCACCACGAGAACATCACCATCGTCTCGTGGTGGTTCAACCACTGGGCCGCCGAGAACGGGGGCGACACGTTCCACAAGCACGTCGATGGCATCGTCGAAGCGATGTTTGCCTGCGGCGAGAAGTGCGTGGCGGTCGAGTACCGCAGCCCGCACGCCCCGTCTCGCATGGAAATGCGGGTACCCGAAAAGGAGACGCAGCCTTCCTGACCTAACACCCACACGTAGACACAGAGAAGACCACGGCCTATAGGTTTCGCCTGCTACCTACCGCACGACGGAGAAAGCAGGCATCATCAACGGAGAAGACAACGCATGACCATCGAAAACACCGCCAACCCGACCGACACCGCCGAGACCGCCGAAGGCAAGCGTGGCCCCCGCAAGGTCCGCCTGCGTGACGAAGTGCTCGCCGACCTGCGCGAAGACGCCGCCAAGATCGCCGAGAAGATCGCCAAGATCGAAGCCGAGATCGCCGCCGAAGAGCAGCTCGCCACGCTGGTGCCGGGCGACGTGATCTCGTTCGTCACCGGCCGCGCCGAGAACCGCCGCGTCGAGAGCGGCACCGTCCTCGCCTCCGGTACCACCGACAAGGGCCAGTTCCAGATCAACGTCATGGTGGGCGAGGGCCTGACCTCGACGACCAAGCTGGTCGGCGGCAGCGCCGTCGTCCCGCCGGGCATGACGGGCGACGAGTTCCTCGCCACGTTCCCCAAGGTCGAGCCGAAGGCGGAAACCTCCGCCGAGTAAGGCGTACACCTGAGCGCCCGGGCTTCGGCCCGGGCCTCTCCCTCTGATACAAGGAGACAACCATGAACCTGATCCAAGGTGCCAACCTCAAGTGCGGCTCTCGCGTGTCGCTCATCTCCGGCCTCGCAGGCATCGCCACACCCGTCCAGCGCACCGAGCAGTACATCGTCACCGACCAGACCGACAAGAAGGGCAACATCCTCGTCGTGAACCTGCGCACGGGCACGACCTCGCCCGCCTCGCCGCTCTCCGTGTGGGAGGTGGTGGCATGAAGTTCCTCGTCCTCGAAGTGTGCCTCACCGTCCTCTTCTTCCTGATCGCCCGCTTCACCGGGGCGGTGGCGAAGCAGCTCCACTCGGAATACGAGTTCGACGCCGCACGCATGGCAGCCCGCTTCGCAGGCTTCTGCTCGTCTGCCTTCCTGCTCGGCTTCGCGTTGTCAGCTTGTCACGGGCTGATCCTTCTGTCTCGCTGGGTGTTCGCATGATCGCCCTGTTCTGCACCTGCTTCGTCATCCTGCTGTTTTCTGTGCTGTTCGCTCGCATCATCAGCAACGGCATTCGTGAACTGGCGGGCAGCAAGGTCGTGATCGCAGCCGTCACGGCGCGTCAGGCCATCAACATCTTCATCGCGCTCGCCACCGTCTCGGGTCTCGGCGCACTCGTGTCGGGGCTGGGTCTGCTTTTCTACTGAACCACGGGCCGCTGTGCGAACGTCTAATGCTGCCGACCTAGGGCTAAGGCCGAGGTAGGATCGGGTAACTACGTAGCCCCGAGCGGTCCACCATAAGGAGGACTCGTGTCTGATCGGAAGTTAGAGCTGTCTGAGTGGTATCCACAAGCAGCAGGACTATCAGTAGGTCAGCGGCGACGTGGCGATCACGACTGCGGCGACCCGGGCAGCCTGCTGCTGTCGCGCGACGACACTGGGTACATGGCTTACTGCTTCCGATGTGGAGGACGAGGAACTAAGAAAGAGCAGGAGAGTCAAGAAAAAAGAATCGCGCGCCTTGCGCATGAAGAGAACGCGGATAGCAACGCTCGCTTGTCAGTCGAGCTGCCTACTCCACGAGTCTACACGTTGCGCGAGTGGCCCCAAGCTGCGGCGCTGTGGTTCTACAAGATGGGACTCTCGCCATCGAAGATTGCCGAACTCAGGATGTACTGGTGCCCCGACATGGGGCGGGTAGTGCTCCCGATCTTTGAGGCCGATCAACCTGTATACTGGACCGCCCGTTCGCATACGCGAACACCGAAGTGGATAGGGCCGAGGCTCCCGAAGGACGGCCTCGCAGCTAAGTTCGCTGTCGGCAAGGGCGACACCGTCGTGCTGTGCGAAGACCCGCTCAGTGCGTACAAGGTGAGCAGTGTCACAGAGAGTTGGTCGCTGCTGGGCACTAAGCTGCACTCCCGCCACATCGCTGAGTTGATGGCCGCTAGAAAGCGTGTCGCCGTTTGGCTCGACGACGATGTAGGTAGGCGAGGAGGAAAGAATCCTGGGCAGCAGGCTGCGCGTGAGATCATCGCGCGCCTGCGCGCCGTGGGTCTCGAAGTTCGGAACGTGAAGTCCGAGCGAGACCCGAAGTATTACAACCACAACTACATAGAGGAGGCGCTGCATGTTCGAGTATCTGTGGTATCGTAGTGGTATGGAATGAGTATCGACATCCACCTGCTGCGGCTCGGCAAGACACGCAAGAACTACAACCGCCTGAACCCGGGCCTGCCCGAAGCAGGCATCGCCGAGACCACGCTCAAGGTGTGGCGTTCGCTCGGTGCGTTCTACGAGGAGTTCCCGGAGTGCGAGGCGCTCCACTTGCCCACGTTCAAGACGTGGTTCCTCGACTTCAAGCACCAGTCCATGCCCGAGTCCGACGTGCCGATCTACGACGGCATCATGCGACAGATGACGGACGACGTGCCGAAGGAACTGGAAGATGGACTGATGGAGCGCCTGCTCCAGTCCGAGCTGTCTGTCGAGATCATCAGCACGCTGGAGCGGTACGCTTCGGGCGACGAGATCGACTTGCACACCGCAGTGCAGGCACACCTCGACACGTACTCCGACCGCATCGACCGCAAGGTCAAGACTCCGCTCGTGCGCGACGACCTCGACGCGCTGATGGAAGCAGACGAGCAAGACCGTGGCGTGAACTGGCGACTCCACGCGCTGCGCCGCTCGATGCGTCCGCTGCGTGGTGGCGACTTCGGCATTTGGGCGGGCCGCCCTGACCGTGGCAAGACCACTGGCCTCGCGTCCGAGTGCTCGTACTGGACTCCGCAGCTCGACATCGTGTGGCCGGGCGAAGACCGCGTGGGCATCTGGTTCAACAACGAAGGCCCCGGCAAGCGCATCAAGCAGCGGTACTATCAGGCCGCGCTGGGCGTGACGCTTCCGGAAATGGTGGCGATGCACAAGGAGGGCAGGCTGGAACCCGCGCTGGTTACTGTGCTCGGCGAGGACTTCCGCGAGCGGATGCTGTTCTTCGACGTGCATGGCTTCTGGTCGCACGAAGTCGAGGCCATCATCAAGCAGCACAACGTCGGCTTCGCCATCTTCGACATGATCGACAACATCAAGTTCTCGGGAATGACGAACAACAACGGGCAGCGCACGGATCAGCTCCTCGAAGAAATGTACAAGTGGGGGCGCAACCTCGCAGTGAAGCACGACTTTGTTGGCGTGGCCGCATCGCAGATCAGCGCCGAGGGAGAGGGTCAGCCGTACCCGCCGCAGTCCGCACTCAAGGACAGCAAGACTGGCAAGCAAGGGGCGTGCGACTTCATCATCATGCAAGGTGCGCTTAACGATCCGGCGATGGATCGCTCCCGCTACATGGGCGTGCCGAAGAACAAGCTGCACCGCAGCGGCGGTCCGCGTGATCCGCGTGCCGAGGTGGTGTTCGATGCCGAGCGTGCCCGCCTCTCTGACCCGGAGGATTGAGCATGATCTACGAAGGCGTGGAAGTCACCGGCCACTCCGTCTACCACGACGGTAAGCAGATGGTCGGTGACGTATGGAAGTTCGGCGAAGTCAGCCGCATAGTGATGGTGTTCCGAAGAATCTTCTACAACTTCTCAAAGGCTGACGCGGAGCTTCTGCTTCGCGAGGCATTCAATGAGGAGCCGGAAGCCAAGAGAAAGATGGAGGCGCACACATGAGATGCACCACCTTCGACTTGGAGACCACGATCCGTCGTCTCTTCAAGCGCAAAGCATCACCGTTCTACAAGTCCAACCAGATCGTGGCGGTGGGCTACAAGTCCCTGTCCGACGTGGGCACATCGGGGCGCTACCTTCCCGAGAACCCGGACCCTCGCTGGTTCATCGACCTGCTCGATAGCTGCGACTTGCTCATCGGGTTCAACATCAAGTTCGACATCCTGCACTGCATGGCCGACCCGGAGTTCCGCAAGGCATGGATCAGGTGGATCGTGCGCGGCGGTCAACTGTGGGACGTGCAACTCGGGGAGTACCTGCTCTACGGCATGGACCCCAAGCATCACATGCTGTCGCTCGACGAGGTAGCTCCGCGCTACGGCGGCTCTCTCAAGAACGATGCAGTCAAGGCTTTGTGGGCCGCAGGCGTGGATACCACGGAGATCGACCGTGATCTCCTGATGGAATACCTGCTCGGTGCGAAGGGCGACCCAAACGATCATGGCGACATCGGCAACACGGAGCTGTGCTTCCGTGGTCAGCTTGCTGCCTTTCGCGCGCGCAACGGTCTGAACTCTGCGCTGCTCAACATGGGCGCACTGGTGTTCACGATCGAGGCCGAGTTCAACGGCATGTTCATCCACAAGGAGCGCGCCGAAGAACTGCGCGCCGAAGTGCTGGAAGAACTGCAAGACGCAGAGGCGCGGTTGTTCTCTTACGTTGCTGATCTGCCCTACGAGTTCAAGTGGACTTCGCCGAAGCAGCTCTCCGCCTTGATCTTTGGCGGCGAGGTGACTTACGAGACGAGACAAGAAAAGCGCGACGAGCACGGGGAACTCGTGTACTTCCAGAAGGAAGAGGAGCACGTCCTCCTGCTCGATGGCACGACCAAGCGCGCCGACCAACTCGTGGAGTGGGAGTGGGGCACAAACGTGCAACGCTTCGCAGGCGGCAAGAACAAGGGGATGCCGAAGACCAAGAAGGTCAAGGTTCCTGACTTCGAGCGCGGCCCCAAGATCGAGAAGGTCGAGAAGGTTTACACGTTCCCGGGATACGCAAAGCCCGAGAAGAGGTGGGAAAGTAAGAGCACTCCCGGCGTGTACTCCACTGCGTCCGAGATCATCAAGGAACTTGGCGAGTTGTATGGCGATGGCGTGCCATTCCTGAAAGACCTGTCAACCAGAGCGAAGCTCGCGAAAGACCTCGGCACCTACTACTACAGCGAGGACGCCGAGAGCGGGGAACGCAAGGGCATGATGACTCTGATCGGACCTGACGGTTTGATTCATCATCAGCTCAACATGACGAGCACCGTCACTGCGCGCCTGTCGTCAAGCGATCCGAATCTCCAGAACATCCCGAAGGGCGACAAGTCCAAGATCAAGTCCGTGTTCGTCTCGCGATTCGCGGACGGCAAGATCGTGCAGTCGGACTTCACTTCGCTCGAAGTCTACGTGCAGGCTATCCTCACGATGTGCAGGCAGTTGATCGAAGACTTGAAGTCCGGTCTCGACATGCACTGTGCTCGCGCCATGACGGCGTGGGGCAAGAAGCACGGCGTCACCTACGAGTACATCCTCGCTGCGGCCAAGGACGAGAACCACCCCGAGCACACGAAGTGGAAGAAGCTCCGCAACATCGCCAAGATTTTCAGCTTCCAGCGTGCCTACGGTGCAGGTGTCAAGAAGATCGCAGCCTTCACCGGTATGCCAGAGGAAGACATCGAAGCCCTGATCGCAGCCGAGGCTGAGCGTTACCCGGAGATCGACGAGTTCTACGAGCAGCTCGCCGATGTGGTGAAGCGCAACCGTGTGCCGGGCAAGGTGTTCGTGCCGCACCCTGAGGTCAAGGGAGTCATGTGTCAGCTCGGCCGGTCCCACTACACCACGCCCGATGGCAAGGTGTACTCGTACCGTGAGCAGCCGTCGCCCGAGTACCTCGTCAAGAAGGGCATCAACCAGTCCTTCTCCCCGACCGAGCAGCGCAACTACGTCGTGCAGGGATCCGGCGGCGAGTGGGCCAAGGCTGCGATGTGGCTGTCGGTCCGCGCCTTCTACGCGAAAGAGAACTTCAACGAGCGCGCGCTGCTCGTGAACCAAGTGCATGACGCCGAGTACGTGGACTCCGCACCCGAGGTCTCCCTCGATGCTGCGGCCCTGCTCGAAGCGTGCATGCTCGAAGCAAGCAACTTCATGGAGTGGTACTTCAACTGGCCTCTCCCGCTCGGTGTCCCCACCGAGACCAAGTACGGTGACTCGATGATGGAGGAGCACGACCTTCCGGCGTGCCATCCTCAGCGGGTTGCAGAGTACAGAGCGTGGGTCCGACAGACCCTCATTGGCAATCACAAACCAAGTTACGAGGAGTAAAGCACGATGGCATTCAACATCAAAGATCGCGTCGCCAAGGCCGCGCAGACGAAGGATCACGCGACGGCTTCGGGTGGCGGCGAGTACGCCCCGCACGAGAAGGGCCGCCCGAACCTGCGCTTCGTCGGCTACTACGAGCTGGGTCTGCACGAGGAGACGCACGGCAAGGCGAAGGGCAAGGTGCAGCCCAAGGTCTCCCTCGTCTTCGAGCTGTCCGGTCCGAAGTGGCAGCCGCGCGAAGTGGACGGCGTGAAGGTTCCGCTCACGATGAAGCTGGACCTCAACCTCTCGACCAACGAGAAGGCGTGGTTCTACAAAATCTTCAAGGCCATGAACGCGGCGCACGGCAACAAGTACAAGTACATGCCGGAGATGCTGGGTCTGGAGTTCCGTGGCGAGATCGAGCACAGCGAGCCGAAGGGCGACAACAAGCGCGTGTACGCCAACCTCAAGTACGACAGCATCGGCAAGGCGCAGAAGTACGACGACGACAAGGGCGAGTACGTCGCCGTCACCGTGGACCCGCCGCTGTCCCCGCTCAAGGGCTTCATCTGGGACGATGCCGATCCCGAAATGTGGGATGACATCTTCATCCCCGGCGAGTACCCGGAGCGCAAGAACGACAAGGGCGAGGTCACGCACCCGGCAAAGTCCAAGAACTACTGGCAGCTCCGGATCGCGTCGGCCAAGAACTTCAAGGGCTGCCCGGTCTACGATTACGCCGAGGGCAAGATCGACAAGACCGCGCTCGCCGCCATGCAGGACGCGCTCGGCACCGGCGACGAGGACTCCGTGCCCGACACCAGCGGCGACCAGTCCACTCCGGAACGCGCCGATCCGCTCGCCGGGGTGGCGTGATGGACAACGCGCTCGCAAGAGCCATCGCGAAGGGCGCGGATTCCAAGGCCATGCCCTTCACCCAACACGTCGAGACGGTGCCCGGTCGGGTGCTGCACATCGACGGCGACTACGCCGCGTACTACTGCTCGGGCAAGGACGGTACTCCCATCGGCCTCGCCCGCCGCAACGTGATCGACCGCATCGAGAAGGCCGTGCGCGCTTCCGGTGCGGAGAGCGTGGACGTACACCTGACCAGCGGCAGCAGCCACAAGGGCTACCGCTACCTCATCGCCGAGAGCCGCCCGTACCAAGGGCAGCGCAACGCCGGGCGCAAGCCGGACAACTGGCACGCGCTCCGTGACTTCATGGAGAACTACGAGGGCAGCCTGTTCAACCCCGTGACGTGGAGCGACCGCGAGGCCGACGACGGCATGGCGTACATGAGCGCGGTGCAGCTCGGTGCGGGCAAGTCCCCGGTGATCCACACCCGCGACAAGGACATGCGGATGTTCGGCGGCCTGCATCTGGAGTGGCAGACGTTCGTCTCGCACAACGTCCCGTTCAACTGCTTCGAGAGCTACGACCGCGACGGTCTGATGTACGGGCACAAGTGGTTCTGGTCGCAGATGCTGACCGGCGACAGCGCCGACCACATCCCGGGTCTGCCGCGTGCCGGCAAGGAAGCCGCGCTCCGCATCCTGCGGGACGTTCGCAACAACGAGCAGGCGTTCGGGGTCGTGACCGAACTGTACCGCAGCAAGATCGGCGACCGCTGGGCGGACTACTTCGTCGAGCAGGCGAGTCTGCTGTGGATGCGTGTCTGCCCGCTGGTGAACATCACGGACTACCTGCGCATCATGCCGGGTAACGAGGACGTGAACAACGCCTCGACCCGCATGGTGCAGAGAGTGCAGGAAGCACTCGCCACCATCGAAGCGTACTCGTGCGGCTGACCGCCTCGCAGATCGCTTCGGTCCGTGCCTCCTTCCTTGCGCAGCAGGGAGGGAGGTGCGCCATCTGTCAGCAGGCGTTGCCCGCATCGAAGGCCGTGCTCGACCACGACCATTCTACGGGAGCAGTTCGCGGTGTTCTGCATCGCGGCTGCAACTCCCTGCTCGGCAAGCTGGAGAACAACGCGGCGCGCTACGGCGTCCCCAACATCGGGGTATTCACCAACGGCGTGGCTGCGTACCTCCGGCTCCACCTCACCAACACCACCGGGTACATACACCCGACCCACCGAACCCCGGACGAGAAGCGAATCCTGCGCAACGCTCGCGCACGCAAAGCTCGGGCAACCAAGAGGAGTACCGAGTGACTCTTACCAAGTTCCTCAGCCGCGCTCCGAAGAAAGGCCCGAAGATTCTGTGCCTCGACATCGAGACGTTCCCCATCGAGTTCTACGGGTGGGGCATGTTCAACAACAACTTCGGCGTCCCGCAGATCAAGCGGGATTGGAGTCTGATGTCCTTCGCAGCGGAGTGGCTGGACAACGACCGCGACACGTTCTACATGGACCAGAGCCGCGAGGCCGACGTGTTCGACGACCGCAAGCAAGCGGACGCACTGCACGCCCTGCTGTGCCGGGCGGACTTCGTGCTCGCTCGCAACGGCAAGAAGTTCGACCTGCGCAAGATCAAGGCGCGACTCGCGATCCTCGGCCACGGCCCGATCAGTCCGGTGCAGGTCATCGACCCCATGCTGCTGAACCGCGACGAGTTCGGTTTCACGTCGCACAAGCTGGAGTACACTACCGGCGTCATCGTGCCGGAGCTGCGCAAGTACGACCACAAGAAGTTCCCGGGCTTCGAGCTTTGGCTCGCGTGTATGCAGAACCTGCCGGGGGCGTGGAAGGAGTGCAAGGCGTACAACATCATCGACGTGAAAGCGATGAAGGCCGAGTACAAGAAGCTGCGCGGCTGGTACAGCAGGCACCCGAACATCGCCGTGTACCACAAGGCTGACGGTAGCACGCACCGCTGCAACAAGTGCGGCCACGACGAAATGGTCCCGCAGGATCGCCCGGCTCGCACGCAGATCGGTACATACCTGATGCTCCAATGCACGCAATGTGGCGGGTACTCCCGCGCACGGCGACTCACTACCACCATCGAAGAGCGCGCGCACATCACCGTGCCCGCGTAAGGAGAACAGATGCACCGCATCCAATCCCCGCTCCCCGAAGACTCGGCGGCGCGCAAAGAGTACCCGCTGCAACGCGGGCTGCTCGACTACTTCCCTGCCGCGCTTGCCGCCGTGGCGAAGCACAGCTACGAGGGAAACAAGAAACACAACCCCGGCGAGACAAACCTGCGCCACGCTCGCGAGAAGAGCGGCGACCACCTCGATGCGCTCCTGCGCCACGTAATGGAACGAGACCTCGAAGGCGCGGCGTGGCGCGCACTGGCCGCGTTGCAAGAGCAGCTCGAAGTGGAGGGCGCACCTCTGGCACCGGCCGCGTACTACGATGCAAAGCCGTAAGCGCAGCTTGAAAGAAGCAGCGGTAAATATCGCCGTCGGCTTCTCTATCAATTACTGTGCGAACCTCGTGATACTGCCGCTGCTGTGGAACGGGAACAACCCGTTCCTCGGCGGCCTGTACATCGGCATCGCGTTCACCATCATAAGCTGCGTGAGGCAGTACGCCATACGTCGCTGGTTCACCAAGGGAGACTGATACATGAAAGCACTGCACGACCGCCTCGTCGCACAGTACGACCACATCCGCATCCACCGCACCCATCCCGACGGCACTCCGTTCTCCAAGAGCGAGGCGCTGCAAGCCGCCATCGACGAGGTCTACACGATGCGTCCGGACTGGGCGCGCGCCGATCTCTACGCCAAGCTGATGGAGAACTGGAACGACTACGTGGGCATCGCCCTGAAAATCCACGTCCGCCATCAGCTCATGGCGTGGGAGAACTGGTACGTCCGCGAGGGCAAGCCGCCGGTGCAGGAGACCAAGGAATGACGATGCTCGTCCACAAGCCCGTCGAACTCGACAAGGTGAAGAAGGCCAAGCGCCCGAGCGAGCACGACCTGCAAAACTACTACATCGTCCAGCCGAAGTACGACGGCTGCGCGCTGGTGGTCTTCGTCCACAGCATCGCCGACGCCAACGGCAACTTCTCGACGAAAATCCGCACCCGTACCGGCGAGAACGTGGTGTCCTGTCAGCACATCGAAGAAGCCCTCGCGAAGTTCCCGGCCATCGAGCCGGGTGTCTACTTCGGCGAAGCGTGGGAGCCGGGGCGCACCGCTGCCGAGATCAGCGGCGACGTGCGTAGGCATACCGAAGCGCCCAGTCTCCAGCTCGTCGTCTACGATTACGTGACTCACGAGGAGTTCGCGAACGGCAAGTCCGACCTCGGCTACGAAGAGCGCATCGAGCGCCTGCCCGAGACCTTCTTCCGCATCGCGCAGGAAGGCAACCCGGTGTGGCCCGCCACCTGCGAAGGCACGCTCGCGGATTACGGCCTGACGGCCGATGAGGCCGCGAAGCAGTACGTCGCACTCGGCGGCTACGACGGCATCATCCTGCGCGATCCGCGAGGCAAGTGGGCGCAAGGCGTCGGCACCAACGGCGAGATCATCAAGGTCAAGACCAAGCTGTCCTTCGCACTGCGCGTCGTCGGCTGGGAGCCGGGCAAGGGCAAGCACACCGGGAAGATCGGCACGCTGCTGGTCAGCTTCCGTGGCAAGACGCAGGGTGCGGGCACCGGCCTCAAGGACAGCGAGCGTCTGCTGGAGGAGTACAACGACCGCTGGGCCAACAAGATCGTGGAGATCGAAGCGATGGGCCTGACTGCCGATGGCCTGCTGCGCGAGCCGCGTCTCAAGGGCGTGCGTGTGGACGTGCTGGAGCCGGACGCATGACCGCGCTCGACTCCGGACGCGCCGACCTCGCAGGCACGCGCCTCGTCGAGATTCCCGAGACCGAATACGCCGCGCTCCAGCGGGACAGCGCCATCCTCGCCGCGCTCCACGCAGGCGGCGTGGACAACTGGGAGTGGTACGGCGACTCCCTTCGCGACGCCGGGTTGTGCGAAGAAGACGAAGAGGAGGACGAATGACGGGCACGTTCGAGATCGTCCTCCGCTGGAAGAGTGAGGACGGTCAGCACGTGCAGCAGGTCTCCCGCAAGATCATGCAGGCCACCGTCGAACTCGCACAGACGGATGTCCTCCACACCAATTTCATCCAGATGCGCAGCGAACTCGCCGCAGCACGAAGAGAAGGAGACTGATGCTACAGACGCAAGTGGAGCTAGAACTCGACGCATACACGTTCGGCAAGGACCGGATGCGTAAGTCCATCGAGACCAACGAACAGAAGGACCGGGCGCACAGCAACCCGTATGCCCAAGCGATCTACCGGAGGTTCGTGCTTCCACTTGCGTCTCGCATCAGCGAGGACTTGCGGACAGCATCCGCTGTACCGGGTAGGCGCAAGGCACACGTCGCGCTGCTGTCTCCGATGGATTTGGAGGCAGTGGCTTTTGTGTCGGTTCGTGCGGCGCTCACTTCGCTGCTGTCGGCGAACTCCTCCACGAACGGGAGGGAGATCGTCAAGGCCGTGGGCCGCGACGTGTATCACGAGTACCTACTGTCGCAGTTCGCTGACGCGGAGCCCACGCTGTTCTACCACCTGATGAACGACCTCGACCGCAGACTGTCCAGCAACGAACGCCACCGCATGACGGTGCTCAAGATGCAGGCACGCAAGAACGGTCTGGAGTTCAACGAGTGGGGCAGCGGGGACCGCGATCAAGTCGGGGCCTACTTGGTTGACGTGCTGGAGCAACTCGGCATGGTGACGGTGAGCCTCGCACAACTGGCGGGCGAGAAGTTCAAAGAGCACGTTGTTGCCCTGTCTCCGGAGTGCTCGGCACTTGTTAAGGAGATCACGGAGTTCGTGGTCGAGAGCGCGCCGTTCTTCCAGCCGTGCGTAGAGCCTCCGAAGGATTGGGTAAGCATCACGGACGGTGGGTTCCACACGGCCGAGATGCGTAGGCTCAGCCCGTTCATGGTGAAGACCCACCCGTATGCACGGGACACGTTCGCCCTTGCCAACATGCAGCGAGAGATCGACTGCGTGAACGCACTCCAGCAGGTCAAGTGGCGAGTCAACCGCACGATGCTGGACCACATCAGCAACATCGCTCGGCACTTCGACGTAGAGGAGATCATCGCTCAGGCGGAGACACCGAAGCCGCGCAAGCCGGAGTGGCTCACGCCCGGGATGAAGAAGGAAGACATGAACTCCTCGCAGGAGCGTGAGTTCAAGAAGTGGAAACGCGAGGTTGCGGAGTGGCACACCGACGAGAAGGTGCGCTCGACCAAGAGCAACCGGTTCTACAACGCGATGAGGACGGCGCGCAAGTTTGCGGACTACCCCTCGATCTACTTCGTGTACTTCCTCGACTTCCGCAGCCGCAAGTACGCACAGACCACTGGCATTAACCCGCAGGGGTCTGACTTGCAGAAGGCGCTGATCGAGTTCTCGGAAGGCAAGCCTCTGCTCACACAGGACGCGAAGGACTGGTTCTGCATCACCGGCGCGAACCGTTGGGGCTTCGACAAGGCAACTCTTCCTCAGCGCGTGCAGTGGGTGCGCGACCATCACGAGCAGATCATGGCGTTCGCCACGGACCCCGTGGACAACCCTGACTGGCAGCAGGCAGACAAGCCTCTCCAGTTCTTGGCGTGGTGCTGCGAGTACATGCGGTGGCAATCCTTCGGCGACAGGTTCCTGTCCCGAGTTGCCGTCGGCATGGACGGATCGTGCAACGGGCTGCAAAATTTCTCGGCGATGCTGCGGGATTCGCACGGCGGGCGCGCTACGAATCTCGTGCCTGCTGAGCTGCCGAACGACATCTACCAGATGGTGGCGGACCTCACAACTCGGATTCTCGAAGAGGAGGAGGACGATCCCGCAGGGTTCCGCAAGCTGTGGCTCGACCATGGCCTGACTCGCAACCTTGTGAAGCGAAGCGTGATGACGCTGCCATACGGAAGCCGTCGTATGTCCTGCCGAGACTTCATCATCAAGGACTACCTGATCGAAGGAAAGTTCCCCGGACTCGACAAGAAGAAATACCGGGCGGCTGCGGAGTACCTCAGCTACCGAGTGTGGGCGGCCATTGCTCAAGTCGTGGTCAAGGCGCGCGAGGCGATGGACTGGCTCCAGAAGGGCAGCGCGGTAATCATGCGCGAGGGGCACGAGACGATCCGCTGGGTGACTCCGACCGGCTTCCCGGTGACGCAAGTCTACTGGGAGCAGACGATCCACCGCATCAACTCCAAGCTGTGCGGTAACGCGAAGTTCCGGCTGCACAAGGACGGCGAGACGCCCGACCGCAGCAAGCACCGCAACGGCATCGCCCCCAATCTCATCCACTCGCTAGACGCGGCCCACCTCACGCTCGTCGTGAACGCCGCCAAGGCCCGGGGCATCCACGCCCTCGCCATGATCCACGACGACTACGGAACGCACGCAGCGGACGCTCAGGCGCTGTACGCCATCATCCGGGAGGAGTTCGTCGGCATGTACGAGCGGCACGACGTACTGGACGAGTGGCACACCGCCTACCCCAGCCTCCCGCCCCCGCCGGCAATGGGCGACCTCGACCTCCGGGCGGTTCTCGATAGCCCGTTCTTCTTCTCCTGATTGAATTGGTACCATATCAGATACCCACCGCCCGGCCGTCGCCTCTCCGTCGGCGCGTCGGGCTGGGTATCCCACCACAAGGAACACCAACTCCATGTCCAATGTGACCGAACTGCATCGGCTGCGGCCGAGCGACCTTGCTCGCATCGCACAACTCGCCGGAGGCGACGCCATCAATACGGTGTCCGCAACCACGACCGAGCTGCAAGCGGGCTACCAACTGGGAATCAACCGTGTCCTCGACATCCTTCGCAAAGGTTTCACCATCGAGGCTCCGACTCCCTGAGCCGACGGATTCACGGCGGATATACTCTGCAATCGAGCAAAATCGTCTATCTTCTGGACGAAGTATATCTGTCCGTGAGGCACTGGTAAGCAAGTTGTGTTGTACTAAGACTGCGGTTAAGAACATCATCGCAGGAGAAATCGAATCATTGATTGTAGACGAGGCTTACCTCGTATGCTACAGTCTTGGTATGCCGTGGTTTACAACAGAGTTAATCCTCAAAGAAGAAATGGTCCTACGCATCGGCGGAGGGTCAGACTTCTCTGCGGTCACTGACCTGCTGGACGATCTCGCTGCCATAAGCGGTGCCAACACGATCATCGTTGGAGGCGCCTTCGCCCGTGCCCCAGCGGCACTCATCCGGCTGTACTCACGAGCGGGCTACGCTTTGGAGGATAAGCCGGTCCTAGTAAAGAGGAGGTAAAATGGGCAGTTTCTTCGGCGGAGGCTCCGCCAAGAAGGCAGCCAAGGCCCAAGCGAGAGCGATCCGGGAGCAGACTCGTCTCAACGTGCAGCAGGCCAACCTGCAAGCCGAATCCGCTGCGCAGCAGATGGCTCAGGCTCAGGCGAATCGTGCTGCTTCCGACTACGCCGAGCGTTTGCTCGCAAAGCCCGCCGAGCAGGCGAGCGTTTCCCTTGCGCCCAACGAACAGGTCGCTCAGGACGGCGATCTCCTGACCCGGCTCCGCACAACTCGCGATGCCTACCGACAGCGCCGCAGTTCCGGTCTCGTCTCCGCAGCGGCCAACGCAGCGCGACGCAGCTCCGGCCTGAACATCATCCCGTAAGGAGGTCACATGCAGATGGACCCTCCGTACACGCGGCCGACGACTGCCGAGCAGAAGTTTGCAAGCATGGACTCCCTGCGCAACGGTCTGCTCCGACGCTGCGAACAGTACGCCAAGTGGACGATCCCCAAGGTCTTCCCCGACAAGACGTACAGCCAAGACACATGGGCACTGGCGCAGGACTTCCAGAGCCTCGGTGCGCAAGCGGTCAATCACCTGTGCAATCGCCTGATGCTCGCGCTGTTCGCCCCGTCCCGACCGTTTTTTCGGCTCACGGCGAACGCCAAGCTCAAGAACAAGATGGCGAACGCGGGTACGACGCCCGAGAGCCAAGCCAAGATGGACAACCAGTTCTCCGCTGCCGAAAAGGAAGCAGCCGAGGTCATGGATCGGAAGAGTGTGCGGTCCCTCATGTACCACATGCTCAAGCTCCTCATCATCACGGGCAATGCCCTGATGATTCTGGAGAAGGACACGATCCGGATTCTGTCCATGCGGAACTACGCCGTAAAGCGCAACGTGCGCGGCGAAGTAACCGAGCTGGTCGTCAAGGAGTGCGTCCACAAAGACACCCTCAACCCGACTGCCCGCGCGCTCGCAGAGCGAAGCCCGAACTGGAAGCCCGACTCCGAGGGCATGGTCTGGTACTACCACTGGATCAAGCTCGACGGAGACAAGTACCTGATCGAGCAGTGGATCGGCGATACCAAGCTCCCGGCGCAGTTCACTTCCCGGTACAGCAAGGACCGCCTACCGTTCCGCGCAGTGACGTGGGACTTGGCGTCTGGTATGGACTACGGCACGGGTCTGGTGGAAGACTTCGCCAACGACTTCGCGGCCCTGTCTGCCATGGCGCGCGCTACCGTGCAGGCTGCGATCCTCGCATCCGAGTTCCGGTGGCTCGTGAATCCCATGGGCCTGACCTCTCCCGAGGACTTCGAGAAGACGCCCAACGGCTCCAGCATTCCCGGCAACAAGGGAGACGTGGATCTGATTACCGCAGGCGTCCAAGGAAACCTGCAAGTCAACCTCGAAGTCATGTCGATGTACGTCAACCGGATCGGCAGTGGCTTCCTGCTCACCCAGTCCGTTGTCCGTGATTCCGAACGCACGACGATGTACGAGGTCCGCAAGCTCGCGGAGGAACTCGAAGGCGGTCTCGGCGGCGCTTACTCGCGCATTGCCGTGGACATCCAGATTCCTGTGGCCTACTGGTCCATGGATCAGATCGACAAGAACATCCTCGGCACCGACGTGGAACCCATCATCATCACCGGCCTCGCCGCGCTCTCGCGCACCGGGGACCGTGACCGCATGATGGTCGTCGCGCAGCACATCGCCCAGCTTTCCACGATGCCCGACCCGATCCTCCGCCGGATGAAGCTCTCCGTGTGGCTGGACGACATAGCGTCGTCGGAAGGTCTGGACCGTGGGCGGTACTTCATCAGCGAGGAAGAGTTCGCACAAGAGCAGCAGATCGCCAGACAGCAAGCAATCAACGATCAGGTCCAGCAGGGCTTGGTCCAACAGGAGCTACAACCGAAATGACCGATACCGCAAACCAGCCCGATCCGAATACCAATCCGCAGGGTCAGCCTCCGGCGCAACAGCAGCCCCCGGTGCAGCAGCCCGCGCCGCCGCAGCCGGACCTGCTCCAGCAGGCCCCGCCCACCGCCAACGAACCCAACGTGGTCGAGTACGAACCCACGGGCGACGTGTCGCTGGACATCGCGCTGGGCTTCTTCGGCAGGCAGGGCCTGGGTCTCGACAGTCCGGAACTGGCCGAGGCTGCCAAGGGCAACTTCGCCTATCTCGAAGCCAAGTTCGCGGGGATGGGAGACAAGGCCCCGGCAGGCTGGAAGGAGCACGTCAACCTCGCGCGCGAAGCGCATGGTCGGATGGAGACCGCCCGCAAGACCGAGTTCGAGGCGCTGGAGAAATCCATCCACGAAGTCGTCGGCGGCCCGGAAAACTGGAAGACCGTCACCGCCTTCGCGCACGCGCAGTACGGCTCCGACGAAGTCAAGTTCAACCAAGTCAAGGACGCCATCAACGGCGGCGGCCTCGGCGCTGTGGCGATGGCCGCGTACCTGCACGCTCAGGCACTCGGCTCCAAGTCCGCAGGCAACATCGACGGTCAGCAGGCGGTGTCCACCGCAGGCATCATGGCCTCGAACGGCGGTCTCGGTGCGATCACCGACCCGGCCGTGTTCAAGGCCGAGCAGCGTGCCCTGATGGACAAGCACGGCTTCCACAACTACGACAAGACCCCGGAGTGGCAGGCACTGCTCCGTCGTCGCGCGTACTGATCCACACCCACTAAGGAGAACGCAGCAACATGAGCACCATCTTCCCGGCAACCCCGGTCAACCAGAAACAGATCAACCAGTCCGGTCCGCTGAACGCGCTCCAGATCGAGCAGTTCACCGGCGAGGTCGAGCACACCTTCGAGGTCCGCTCGGCGCTCGACAAGTTCTTCCCGACCAAGCCGGTCAAGGGCACGAACACGCTGACCAAGAAGGCCATCGGCAAGACCAAGCTCCAGAAGCTGGAGCGCGGCAACGCGCCGGACGGCACGCACGTCGATTTCTCGAAGGCGTCCGTGACCGTGGACACCACGATCCTGTCGCGCCACGTCATCGACGACATCGAGACGATCCAGACCGACATGGACGTGCGCAAGGAAATCGCCATCGAGCAGGGCATCGAACTGGCGAAGTTCAAGGATCGCGCCATCAGCATCATCGCGGCCAAGGCTGCGGCGTACACCAACTCGGCGTACTTCGCCAACGGCAAGAACCCCGAAGGCCACTTCGGGGCGACGCAGGTCACGTTCGCCGCTGCGGGCGACGATGCCGACCCGGCCAAGCTGTACGCCAAGATCGGCGAGCTGCTCGCCAAAATGGAAGAGAAGGACGTGGACGTGCGCAACAGCGGCCTGATCCTGATCGTCCGTCCCAAGGTCTTCTACACGCTCCAGCAGGCCGAGCAGATCGTCAACGGCGACTACATCACCAGCGAAGGCAACAAGCTGTCGGGCATCCCGGTCTTCAAGGCGTGGGGCATCCCGGTGGTCTCGACGACCAACCTGCCGAACACCGTCGTCACCGGCCACTTCATGTCCAACGCGGACAACGGCAACGCCTACGACGGCGACTTCACCAAGCTGGTCGTGCTCGCGGTGGCCCCGAAGGCCCTGATGATCGGCGAGACCAAGCCGCTCACCACCGACATCTGGTGGGACAAGGGCGCGAAGTGCTGGTTCACCGATGCGTGGTTCGCCTTCGGCGTCGCTGCGGATCGCGTCGAGTACGCGGGTCGCATCAACCTGCCGTAATCCACCCGGGCGCATTCACTCTGAGTGCGCCCATCTTCATAAGGAATCAAGATGGCAACCTACACCATGCCCTTCCGACTGGGCAAGCGCGTCACCATCGGCGCGAACACCGTCGGCGCTCCGGCCAATACCGTCGGCGTCGTCGTCGATCTCCAGAACATCGGCGCCTCCGGCGCGTGGGTCGCCCGCGTGCGCGTGCCGGACGACGTGTGGGGCAACGCGGACTTCATGGTCCCCACCGCGAACCTCACCGCCGCGTAATCCTCCCGACCGGGGCGCACACCGCGCCCCGGTCTTTTCCGCAGGAGTTCCAACATGATCCCGAATCTCGATACCGATGAGCTGTCGGTGGTAAACGCATGCCTCGCGACGATGGGCGAGAGCGGGCTGCTGTCACTCGAAGAAGACCATGCGATGAAGGAAGACGCACGCGCGCTCCTCCGCAGGGTCAGTGCCGACCTGCAAAAAGACCCGTTCTGGTTCAACAGCGAGACGCTCACTCTCCAGCCTGACGCCACGAGCAAGTTCGTCTACATCCCGCAGGACGTAATCCGCGTCCTGAGCTACCGCACGCGCGACCAGATCGTGCAGCGCGGTCGTAGGCTCTACGACAAGAAGTGCAACAGCTACGAGTTCACGGGCTGCGTGGTGGTGGACGTTGTGCGACTCCTCCAGTTCGAGGACTTGCCTTACCATGCCGCCGCCGCAATCCGTGACGAAACGGTCATGCGCTTCCAGCATTCCTTCGATGGCGACCAAGCGCGCTATCGACAGCTCGGCGAGATCGCGTCTCTTTCCCGGGCGCAGCTCAAGGCCGAGGACATCCGCCAACGTCGTCCCGCTCCGCTCAACCGTGCGCTTCTGTCGCTGGTGGTGGACGGCGAGAACTACGGCCCCGGCTTCATGGAGCCGATCCGTCGCATCAACTGAGGAATCCACATGGGCAAGGTCGGAGGCAATTACCCCGGCGTGTACTTCGGCGTCTCCGAGCAGGAGCCGCAGGATCGCAGGCCGGGACAGATGGGGCAGCAGGACAACCTGATGCCCGACCCGGTTCGTGGGCTGGTGCGCCGTAGGGCGACGAAGCACACGGACGAAATCTCACTCGGCGTCGGCGGGTCTTCGGACTGGCCGGTCGAAGCGCAGAGGATGCGCGAGTTTACCTTCGTGATCGACGGCGTCGAGTACAGTCTGCTCTACCGTAAGGAAGCATCGACTCTCGGTTCGCAGTTGTTCGCGTACCTGTTCAACAAAACCACCGGGCAGTTCATCCCGATCACCTACGAGAACTCGTCGTGGGTTGACAACCTGATTGCAGGCGGCGTATCTGCCGTGACGTGCGTTGGCCGGTATCTCTACATCGCCGGGAACACGACGATCCCGGTGGCGACGCAGACGCAGACGTGGGATGACTCCTCGAACAGAAGCAAGCTCGCTGCGTGGGTGCGCAGCGGTGCGTACTCTCGAAAGTACACGATCACGTTGGTGAAGACCGACGGCACGACGGTCGTGTCCAGCTACGAGACCAAGCCCAGCGCCTATCCCGAAGTGCTGGACACGAGCGACATCGCGTTTTACCTTCCGGGCACCACGGACCCCGATCCGGAATACCAGAAGAAGGTCAACGACCGTGTGAACGAGTACAACGGTCTGGTCAACGAGTGGATCAAGCTCGCTGCCGACGACATCCAGCCGGAGAACATCGCGGCGAAGCTCGCGGAAGCACTGGCCACGGATCATGGCGTGGCTGCGTCGAGCGTGCGAGGGACTGTGGTCGTGGATGACGCGGGCTACATGGACATCCGCTGCGACGATGGCGCAGACGGTCAGACTTTCGTGGCAGTGGGTAAGGAGGTCAGCGACCCGGTGCGCGTGACCCGCGTACATTGGCACGGCAAGGTGGTGCGTGTCCGTCCGTCCGGTGCATCCGAGACGGAGGTCTACTATCTGCGCGCCGTGGCAGAAACGGAGGGCGACACCGGCTTCACCAATGTGACGTGGTTCGAGTCCGCAGGCGTGGTCTCCTCCCCGACGCGCATGTTCGCGCAGATGCTCATCGACGGCAACAACGCCTACGTGGCACAAGACGGCGCTGGTCTGGAATCCATTGCCCCCACGACGGGCGAGCACCCGGACTATCGACCCAGCACGGTCGGCGACGGGCGATCCTCTCCGCTCCCGAACTTCATCGGCAAGCGCATCACCATGCTGTCTGTGTTCCAAGACCGGCTGCTGATCGGCACCGACGGCATCGTAAACTGCTCACGGCCCGGGGACTACCTCAACTTCTTCCGAAAGACGGTGCTGACGATCAGCGACGACGATCCCGTCGAAATGTTCGCGCAGGGCAGCGAGGGCGACACCCTCCGCTCGGCTGTGCTTTACGACCGCGACCTCGTGATTTTCGGAGACCTAAAGCAGTACGCCATCAGCGGTAGGGCAATCCTGTCCGCGAAGGCCCCGAGCATCAGCGCCATCAGCGCGCACGAGCATAGTGCGGAGGCGCACCCGGTAGCGTCGGGCAACTTCGTCTTCCATGCCAAGTCGGCAGATGGGCGCACGTCGCTGCACCAGCTCCAGATCGGGAACCTCACGTCGGCCCCGGTAAGCTACGAGGTGTCCCAGCAGCTCGACTCGTACCTGTCCGGCTCTCCGGTGCAGCTCTGTGCGATCACTGCGCCGAACCTCGTGTGTTTCCGCACGCGAGACAACCCGCAGCATTTCTACCTGTACCGATACGTGGACGACCAGTCCGGCGGTCAGCGGCAGGTGGATGCGTGGTTCCGGTTCCACTACCACGCCTCACTCGGCAGCATCATCGGCATCACGACCTACCGTGGCGACCTCTATATCTTCACCATGCGCCGCGCGTCGGCACCGGGCGGGGCATACTACGTCGTGGCGGACAGGCTGTCGCTGAACCCGACCAAGGATCAGCACCCGCATCTGGACTCGTGGCGTGCTTACCCTGCAACGGATGGGTGGCATAGCGAAGCAATGGACCTGATGCACGCGGCAGTGTCTTTGCCGTCGGAGCGATACCTCCTCGGCACTACGGCAAGCCAAGTGTCGGACCTGATCGCACAGGAGCCGGGCATCGAGCCATACCTCAAGCTCGGCGTCGTGAGTCCTGGCCGTGTCGTGCCGACCAACCCGTACATGCTGGATCAGAACGGGCGGCCGATCCTCGGCGGGCGGCTCACGATCAACAACGTCGTGCTGTCTCTGGACGATAGCGCAGGCTTCGTGGCGTATCGCAAGCTGCGCGGAAACACCTCACTGGTCAAGCGATTCGAGGGCCGTACCATCGGCAACTCGGATAACCTGCTGGACACGCAACCCGTGTTCCGTGGTCAGGTCACTCTGCCGCTCGGCGGGGAGACGCGAGACCTCACGTACTGGATCGACACCGACTCGTGGATGCCTCTGCGCATCACGGGCATCGAGTGGACGGGCCAGTCCTTCTACCGTGTCAGGAGGGTTAGCTGATGGGAAGTGTCAATACCATCATGCAGTCCGGCAACATCCACCGGATTGCACGGGCGACCTATGAGCAGCGGACACAGGAGCGCGTTGCCAACAACAAGCTCACCGCTGCGAAGCTGTCGCTCGCGGAGTTCTCGCGTACTCTGGCTAACCAGACGAGAATGCGGAACGCCGGTAAGGAATACAATGCTGCGACCACGCGGCTGTCGCACGAGCTGGAGCAGGCAGGCAAGGATCGGCTCAGCGTCCAGCTCCAGCATGCGGAGGCATCCGGAGCGTTGCAGGTACAGGCAGCCATGGCAGGCGTCGGCGGCAGTAGCGTCGAGCTGATGGACAACCTGATCGACTTGCAGCGCGCTACCATGGAGCAGGACCAGCAGCGCGCCATCGACATCATGTCCCGCTCGGGCCGCGAGGCAACCGCCACGCTGATCTCGAACGCGGCGGATTCGCTGAACCTGCAACAGAGCTTCGGCCAATTCGACTTCGCCAAAGACCTCGCTCCGAAGGAGCTGGAGCATAAGTGGCTCACGGTCATCGGCGTCGCGGTCGCCACGTACTTCGGCGGTCCGCAGGCCGGTGAGGCTGCGGCAGACGCTGCTGTCGGCGAATGGAAAGCACGCAACGGCGATTTCGTTGGTGCTGGGCAGAGCTTCGGCGGCGCGCTCAAGGGCGCAATGGGTGCAATGGCAGACTGGAACGAGCGCGGCGGCAAGCCGTGGTTCGACGCCATCCGCGAGAAGGGCAGCAAGGATCGTGCGCTTGACAACAATGCCGAGAAGACCGGAACGAACGTCAAGGGCGTCAACAAAAACAAGTCCTACTTCAAGTGGGGAGGAGGTTAAGCAATGGCAATCGGTCCCGTGCAATTCGGCAGGGTACCGGGCGGCTCGGGTACGGTGGGCGCACAGTCCACCGGCCCGCAGGTGGGGATCGACGGTGGCGGCATCGTCAGTTCTCCAACGCTCGCAGGCAAGGACTTCTTCCGCGACGGAATGGACGCCTCGTGGGGCGAGGGCATCCCGGAGTTCCTCGGGGAAGTCTTCAAGCCGCAGCTCGATCGCGCGAAGCAGCAGCGCATGTGGGAAGGTTTCGTCCGCGCGCGCGAGGGCGCGTCGATGGAAGAGATCAAGCAAGACTCGCCGTGGTTCTCTGGCGTGTTCGGTCCGACGGATTACGAAATGGGCGCGGCGCTTTACACCACGACCAAGACGATGGCGGACTACGAGGCGGACTTCATGCGTCGCCTGCCGGAACTGCGCGAGCAGACGGCGGAGGACATGGGCCGCGAGTTCAATCGGATGGCAGAGTCTCTGCGCACCGGCGACGAGTTCACGGACGCGCTCGTTCACAAGCAGATGATGGATCGTGCCTCGACGATGATGGACCTGCACACAAAGCACCGTGTCGCGTGGCTCCAGTCCGAGCAGGTGCGGATGCAGGTGGAGTCCGTCGGGGCATCCAGCGGGTCATACAACGAGACGGCTCGGCAGTACGCTCTACTCGGCAAGAACCGTCCGATGGAGCCGGAGGCTGCGGAAGCGCAGCAGGTTCTCAAGCTGCGGCTGCTGGACTCGATGCAGACCTCGCGATTCCAGACCAACGAATCCATCGAGGCGGTGTACGACTCGTCTATCCGTGGTATGGCAGATCGTGGCGAGTTCTACTCGATCCGAGTGCTGGAGGAGGCCGGGGTGTTCCGCTCCATGCCGCCCGATCAGGCCGTCAAGCTCCAGTCCTACGTCGAGGCGCAGCAGCGCCAGTACAAGAACCAGTGGGCCGCACAGCCGCAGGTGATCGAGTCGATTGCCCAGTTGCAGGCGCTCAAGAACTTCGGAATCGGCGGTCTCCCCGCAGCCAACATGGCGGAAGAGATCAACCGGATGTGGGCGTCGGATACCGGCGCATCCCTCCCGTTCTACACGGCCGAGGAGGTCGGCAATTTTGCTGGGCAAGGTGCCGAGAGCTACATCCGTCGTCGCGAACGTGCCGAGGATCGGGCACTCCAGCTCGCGGACAAGGCAGCCGACCAAGCGGCAAAGGATGCAGCCGAGGCGCGCAACGTGGCGCAGACCACGCAGGCGTGGCTTGCCGGTGGTATCGGCGAGACCCTGCTCAACAGCCCGGACAAGGCGAGCGTCGAGCGCATCAGTGCGCAGGCATTCCTCGACACGTACAAAGCAAGTCCCGAAGTCGCCATCGGCAGCATCGTGAACAACTGGTCGCACTCCCGTGGCGTCGTCGTTCCGCAGATCAAGGAGGAGTTGCAGCACCGCGTTGCCTCTGTTCTGGACGAGCAGATCAACGACGGCTTCCTCCAGCAGTACAGGGACTGGCAGATCATGGTCGGCTCCCGTGGCTACAAGCTGGAGAACGGCACGGTCACGAAGACGGACACGTCGGCAGGCCACGCCACCGCGCTGCAATACTACGGCCCGGAGCTGCACTCGCGCTTCCGCAACTACGAGCGCGCCGTCAACAGCAACGTGTCGCCCGACGTGGCGTACCGCATGGTGTTCGGTCAGGACGCACAAGAGCGGCGCGGTGATTTGCGCGGCATCGACAGCGAGCAGACCAAGAAGAACGTGGAGGAGCTGCGCGCTGCCGTGTCGAAGCAGAGTGGCGGCTGGTTCAGTCGCACGTTCGGTAACAGTTTCAAGCTGCACCCGTCTACCGAGAACTTGCTCGCGACGCAGAGTGCGTACTTCTTCGAGCAGCTCAACGACCCGACCCTGCTCCCGGAAGACCGCGCTCGGCAGGCAGTCCTCGCCGCCCAGTCGAACGGTCTGGAGTTCGGCGGTTCCTTCGCGTGGGAGAATGGCCGGGGTCAACAGAGCATCCGCTCGTTCCTCCGCGCTGACCGCGACGAAAGCGTGAACAACCTGATGGACCGCCTGATCCGACAGAAACTCAAGGACAGCGGCGGCGATGCCTCCGGCTCGGTGACGATCCTGCGGCTGCAAGACAAGAACGGCCCCGTGCTGCACATCCTCCAGTGGGGGGAAGACGGCGCGAAGGATGCAATCCTCACGGGCGAGGAAATCCGCGCGGGCTATCTCGACGACGCAGAGCGACAGACGCCCGGGCACTACAACTACAGCGACCCTTCCTTCAATCCCTACGACACACGATAAGGAGAAGCCGGTATGGCACTCGATCTCAGCAACATGACGCAAGACCAGCAGTTCGCTGCTGCTGCCGCCTTTGCGGGGGTGCCTGCCGATGTGCTGCCCGGAATGTGGGCAGTCGAATCCGCGCGCGGAACCCGCATGCGGAGCGAAGCAGGTGCCCGTGGGCACTTCCAGACCATGCCCGACACTCAGGCGGTATGGGAAAAGCGCACCGGGCGCAGCTACAACCCGGACGACTTCACGGATTCGTTGACGCTCGCTGCGTTGACGATGAAAGAGAACATGGCGCTCGCTGGTGGCGATGTGGATCGCGCACTGGCGATCTACCACGGCGGCACGGACGAGCGCAACTGGGGTCCACGCACGCGGTCATATGCAGGTAAGGTGCGCGGCACCTCGCGTACCTCGGTCGGCGACACTCCGGTGCGTCGTGCGCAGGGTCAGGAGGCCATCGTTGCGCGCGAACCGTCGGTGCAGACCAACGTGCCGTGGGCCGATGCGTGGCGTGGTACGCCGTTTGCTGGACAGCACGATCTCCGCGAACTCGGTGACGGGAAGGCTCCGCGTCTGTCTGACTTCGAGCGCGGCGTAATCACTCGTGCCCGAGATCAGGTGGGCGCGCGCGCTGCCATCGTGGGGAATCCGTTTGCTGCCAACGAGGCGCTTACCGCACAGCGTTCGGTGGAGGCCAATCTCTCCGCAGCCGTGCAGGCTGCCATCGCGGACATGAGCAATGGCGAGCGCCCGGACGGCGCAGCCACGGAAGCACAGCGCGCGGTGCAGAAGCGCGTGCAGGCGAGTATCGACGAAGAAACCTTCCGTCGCCAGTTGACCGGCGGCGATTACTTCGGCGCGGCGTTCAGTGGCAACCTCACCGCATCCCTGATGCGTAGCATGGAGTCCTTCAACGACGACAAGGGCTACGAGAACGGTTGGCGCTACATGGATCACATCGACGAGATCGAGACGCCGGACCTCACGGCCCGTGAGCGGTCGTGGCTCCGCCAAGAGGCCCGCAGCATGGCCGACGTGGCGCGGATCAAGGGGCTTATCAGCGACGACCGCCAGTCGCAGCGCATCCTCGGCACCCTCGGCCCGACTGGGCAGGTGTCCATGGCAATCGTCGGCGGCGTCACCGACCCGGTGGGCTGGGTTGCTACGCTCGGCGCAGGCAAGATCGCGCACACGCTCGGCGTCGGTACCCGTGCCTACGTGCAAGCCGGTCGTCCGGTTGCCGCGTTCGTGGCGTCAGGTGTAGAGGGTGCCACGGGTAACGTGCTGACTTCCGCAGCAGTGGACGCCATGGGCGAGTACCGCAGCAGCGGCGACTACCTGCAAGACGCGGGCTTTGGCCTGCTGTTCGGTCACGGCTTCGGCATGCTGGACGCACGCGACGCGCGCATCACGCAGATTGCGAATGAGGTGGCGGCCGAAGGCGCTGCGCGCAAGGTGGCACTGGCCGCCCGGGCGCAGGAAGTCGCGGGTCCGGGCGCAACACCGACGCAGATCGCGAAGGTGATGGAGCAGCTCGATCTCGAAGACGACGCGCGCTGGTTGCAGGCCAACCTCGGCAACATTCCGGACGACGAGCGGCTGTTCGCGCGTTCCGACGTGGGCGAAAGGCCCGAAGCTCCGGAGGTCACGCAGCAGCGCGTGCCCGACGAGTTCACTTACCGCACCAAAGACGGGCGCGATCTCGTGCTTCGTGTAACGAAGGACGAAGTGGCCGGTACTCCGGTGCGCAAGATCAATGCAATCGACCCGGCAACTGGCGAGGTGGCTGTGGACTCTCTCGGCCGCCCTGTGGCAAACCTCATCTTCGGTGAGCCGGGGCAGGTCAGCGCCACCGCGCTCGGTGTCCGCGTCAGCCCGGAGTACCAGCGACAGGGCGTGGCGACGGCGCTCTACAAGATCGCGCGCGAGGAATACGGCGCGGACCTCGGCGACGCCAAGACTGGCAAGTTCGCAAGCGGTGCAGTCAGCGCGCGCAGCGACGAGGGACAGGCGTTCCGCTTGGGCATGGACGACAGCAAGGTCACGATCAGTCCGCGTACCATCGAAGTGAAGGGAGACCCTGAGCGCCTGCCGGTTAACTCGGTGTTCGCCAACAAGAAGGGCCGAGAAGCCCTCGCAAAACGCTACGACCTCGACAACCGTGTGCCGGATCGCGCCATGCGTAATCAGGTGGCGGAAGTCATCGGTCGTGCGGAGCGCATCCTCAAGGCCAACAACATCGACAAGGCTCGCCTCAGCACCATCTTGGCGAAGGCCGACCTCGAAGCCACGTCCACGACGGTGCTGGGTTCGGAGTCTCCGGTGGCGCGCGCCGTCGGCGTGATGCTGATGGAGAACCCCGAGGGTGCCGCAGGTCGTCGCGCTACTGCGTCGCTGGATCGCTCCATGCGCTTCGAGCAGTACATCGGCACCGCGCTGCGCGACATCGACGAGCTGTTCTCCCTGTACTCGAAAGAGCTGGGCTTCTCGGCGGTGGGCAACGTGTTCTCTGCGCAGGCACGGCGGAAGTTCGACCGAGAAGTTGCGGCCGAGCTGGACCGTCGCTGGAACAAGCAGACTGTGGACGGCATCCATCCGACGATCAAGGCTGCGGCCGACGTATACGACGCCGGATACAAGCGCATGGGCATCGACCAGCAGCGTGCCGGTGTCATCGGCTCGGAGCGCATCGACCTGACCACGAGTGGCTACTTCCAGCGCCGCTGGAGCCTCGCGGCCATTCAGGACATGGTGCGCAACACCCCGAAGCGCACGGCCTTCCTCAACATGCTGCAAGACCAGTTCAAGGACGTGGCGAAGTTCTACGAGGGTGACGACAACTTCGTCACCGCGCTGTCGATCAAGTACCTCCAGCGATTGGAGCACCGCGCTGCGGGCATGGTGGACCTCCCGGCCAACCTGTACTCCGACGACAGTGCCGACATCCTGCGCGAAGCACTGCTCGCGCTGCGGCTTAACGAAGAAGAAGTGCAGAAAGTGGTGAGCCGGTACTCGCGCGGCGGAGCATCCCACACCAAGGGTCGCATCGACATGGACCTCGGGCGCACGTACTCCGATGGTCAGGGCGGGCAGTTCACCGCGCTGGACTTCCTCGACACCAATCTGCCTGACCTGTACCGCAAGTACGCTGCCCGCACTGCGGGTGACGTGGCTCTAGCCAAGTTCGGCATCATGGGCGAGGCGGGCGGAAAGGTAGTGCGCGAGGCAATGCAGGTGACTGGTGCAAACGCGCGCGAGCTGCGTGCCTACGACCAGTTCATGTCCGAAATGCTGGGCAAGTCTTTCGGCACCGGCGACAGCAAGTACCTCCAGAACGCTCGTCTCCTCACGGGTGCGACGAAGCTGGGCGGTGCGGTGTTCCCGCAGATCGGTGCATATGGCGACGCGCTCATCGCTGTCGGCCTGAACCACACGCTGCGCTCCGTCGTCGGCATCCCGCGTCTGCACAAGGAGATTCGTGCGATGGCGGCGGGTAAGCGCGTCAGTAACCCGATTCTGGAAGGGCTGGAGACTCTCGGCCCGGACTTCGGCATGACGGACTACCGAATCTTCGGCATGTACGATGTGAACGACGTGACCGAGCTGTATGGTCGCGAGCAGATCGGCGTGTTCTCGCGCGCGATCCGCGCATCTGCCAACGGGGTTCGCATCGCTTCGGGGCACCGTGCACTCACGGCGGTGCAGACTCGCGGCATGGCCGAGCAAATCGTCCAGAAGGCATGGAAGTACATCCGTGAAGGCACCGAAGATCAGGCGCTGCGCGATATGGGCCTCAGCCCGGAGTTGCAGCGTAACCTGCGGGAGCTGATGGGCGACGTGGTGGAGTGGGATGCGGCGGGCAACCTCAAGGTGTTCGATCCGCGCAAGGTCCGCGAGGGCGGTGAGCAGGCGATGCTTGCGTTCCGCGACATCGTGTGGCGTGGTGCTTCGCAGATCATCCAGCGCGAGTTCCCCGGTGAGACCGGGAAGTGGGCGCACAGCGGTCTGCTCAAGGTGCTGTTCCAGTTCCGCACGTTCTCGCTCGTGGCGCACCAGAAGCAGCTCGGTCGCAACATGGCCGTGCATGGCACGAGCAAGGCGTTGGCCTACATCCTCGGCGCGGCGTCCATCGCCGTTCCGGTGCATTTGGCCCGTGTCGCACTGCGCGCCTCGCTGCTCCCGGAGAGCGAGCGCGAGAAGATGATCGAAGAACAGACGAACCCTCTGGCCCTGTCGCGCGCCACCATGAACTACGTGGGTGGCCTCGGCATCCTGCCGGACGTGCTGGACGCGGGCGGCGGCGTGGCGGCGGGCTGGGCGGACACCATGGGTGCCGACATCCCGAAGCTGCTGCGCCCCACCGGTGGCCGCACGATGGCGAACTCGGAGCTACTGGGCGACCAGTTCGCCCCGGCGCTGGGAGTCGTCAACGACGTGGCACAGGGCTTTGCCGGGAGGCCCGGGAAGTTGATCCGCTCCATCCCCGGTGCCAACCTGCCGTACATCCAGCCGTGGTGGCTGGCGGCAGAAGCTGAACTCAAGGATTGACTCTGGTGGGCCAAGGACGGCCCTTTGAATCAGTACCATACAAGACATAGGAGGCGACATGGCAATCGGCGATCTTGATTTCCGCTACGCCACGGACAGCTACGAAACCGACGGTATCCAGACGGACTGGAACATCAGCTTCTCTGGTGGTTACATCAGCGAGGCGCACGTCGGCGCATACTCGGTCGTCATGGACGCCGAGACGGGGCTGGAAACGGACCGGACCGAGCATACTCTGGCGTTCCTCTCCGAGACCGTGGTTCGCATCACCCCGGCAGTTCCTGCCGACCGCAAGCTCTACCTGTACCGAGATACGCCGAAGACGGACATCATGGTGCAGTTCGTCAACGGCAAGGTGCTCAACAAGGCAAACCTCGACCTCGCCAATCGGCAGGCGATTTTCGGTATCGCAGAGATCGTGGACGCGCTCAGCGCGGCACGCATCGCCGTGGACCAGCAGACCGGCAACATCATCGACCTCAGCCAGATCATCCGGCAGGTGTACGAGGATGTGATGGCGCTGCTCGCTGCGGGCGGTATCGTGTCTGTCACGCCGCGCGTCTGGACCTTCCTCTTCAATGGCGAGGACACGGATTTTCCGATGGAAGGCGCCGACGTGGCGCATCCCGGCTTCTACGACACCTACGTGGCGGGGGCCGGTCTCAATCCCACGGGCGACTACACCGTCGTTCTTGGCGACACCCCGGCCGAGTCCGTCATGCGCTTCGCGGAAGTGTATCCCGACGGTCAGATCGGCTTCGCAGTCCTCCGTGGCTACGCCAAGCCTTACACCGGGCCGCCGCCGATCACGGACCTGCGCATTCCCATCATCCCGTTCTCCGGCACCGCGTACTTTGCGGGCAAGGAAACAGAGTTTGCGCTCGTGCGCTGCTCCAATCCCGCCGCCGTGACGGTGAACATCAAGGCAATCCCCGCATCTTCCGGTTCCTCGGCGATGCGCACGGGTAGCTTCTTCTCTGCCTACCAGCGCGGTGCGGGACAGGTCAGCTTCGCGCCGGAAACGGGCGACGTGAACCTGATCGTGCCGGAAGGTTGCATTGCCAAGACCCGTGCGGTCGGCTCCACCATCAGCGCAACCTGCGACGATGCGGAATCGAATACGTGGGTCATCAGCGGTGACCTCGCTCCTTCGGAGTAAGTCGATGGCAAACCACATCCTGCTTTACGGACGGCCGATCATCGCGCCGTCCACTCCACTGCCCCCGCTGCGGATCGAAGGAACCCTGCCCGGGTACAGGAAAGGGCAGGCGTACTCTGGTTCGCTGGACATCGTTGACTCGGTGGGCAAGTGCAAGGTGGAACTCGTGAGCGGCGGCCTGCCGAACGGGCACCGCCTGTACGTGGACAACGTGCTCAAGAAGGTGATGCTCAAGTGGGACGCATTTCTCGACACCGAAGGGCAGTTCGAGATTCCCAACTGGAGCTTCGAGAACGACGACGAGGGCTGGTTGCTTGGTGAGGGCTGGTCAGTGTCTACGGCCTCGCATCATCACGGCACGAAATCTCTCGCGTTTAACAACTTCCAAGGTACGAGCGAGGTACTTGGCACGAGAGTACCTCTCAAGAATCCGGCGGCGCAAGTCGCCCTCTCCTGCCAAGTGCAGCAGGGGGCATCCTCTAAGAAGAACGTCGGTGCCCGCGTGTTTCTTCGCTGGTACAATGGGAACACCGTGCTCGGCACGTCTTACGGAAACCTCGTGGACAGCGCATCAAACGGTGCGTGGAATATCTCGTCGGTATCCGGTACTGGTCCGGCCGGTAGCACGCACGTTGCACCGGGAGCCGAGGGACAGCGCAAGCGCGAAAACAAGCCGCTGTTCTTGGACGAGTTCACTTGGGACTTGAAATGGGTGCCGGGCAGTGACATCGAGCCTACGTACAGCATCGTCCTCAAGGTGACGGATGGCCTCAACCGCTCGGCGTACTGGATCGGAACCCTCGGGATTCGCACCTTTGTGCGGACGACTGTCCCCTTCCCGCTGCTGATGGTCGATTCTCTGAACGCTGGGGCAGAAGTCCTGCGTGCAGGCACTCGTGAGCAGCCGGACCTTCTCGAAGACCCGATCCGCGTTGGCGGCGAGGTGCTGGACGTGGTGGTGCGCCTGATGACTCAGGAAGGATACTCCACCGAAACGCTCCGGGTCGGCGGCGCGGTACTCTCCGTTGTCGTCGCGACTCCGCTGCAATCCTATACGAACGCCCCCGAAATCCTCCGCGTTGGCGGCGAGGTGCGGACCTCTGCAATCAAGGTCCATCCGCAAGGCTTTGGCGGTCCCGAAATCTTCCGCGTTGGCGGAGAAGTCATTGGAGTCACTATCACATGAATCATCCCATCTTCGAGACCAAGCTCGGCGTCTGCGGCTTCTACAAGTTCGAGGCCGTCCGCCCGGACGGCAGCGTGCGCGTGCTCGCGGACTGGTTCCAGAACCTCATCACGGACTACGGCCTCAACGGTATGGGGTCCGGTACTGGCGGCGCGGGCTTCTGCCGCGTTGGCTCGGGTTCGACCGCTCCCGCAAACTCGGATACCGCGCTGGTGGCTCAGGTCGCGTCAGTCAGCCGTCAGAGTGCAACCGTCGGAATCAGCTCACCGTCCCCGTATTACGGGTGGTGGAGAGGCGTCTACGAGTTCCCGGTCGGCGCTGCCGCAGGCAACATCAGCGAGGTCGGTGTGTCGCACTTGGCGACGGGGGCGAACCTCATCAGCCGGTCCCTGATCCGCGACTCTGGCGGCACCCCGGTCACGCTGACCGTCCTCTCGGACGAAATCCTGCGCGTGACCTACGAGTTCCGTGTGTACGTCGTCGAGACGGACGCCACGGCAACCATCACGATCAAGGGTGTGTCCACCACAGTCAGGGTTCGTCCGGGCGACATCGGGACCACGCCCACCGTCCAGAACTACCTCCAGAGTTCCCAGCATTTCCGGTTCTTCTCACAGAGCAACTTCAACTACGTGCTCACAGGCGCCTCTTCCGGTATCGGAGCTATCACGGGCAGTCCTACCGGAACCACCACTCAGACCCTGGCCGTCACTCATGCCGCCTACACCGCCGGAAACTTCTACCGAGACAGCACGCTGACGGTAGGTGTTTCGGAAGCAGTAGGTCAGGTGGGCGCGATCTACGCCCGCAGCGGCGATCCGGTGTACTGGCAGATTGGCTTCTCCCCGCGAATCAACAAGGTGGTGGGAGAGACGCTGACCGTCACAGCGCGCGTCTCGTGGGCGAGGTACACACCGTGATCCCGGTCCTGTCCAGTCTGCCAATTCGCGGCGTATTCGTGGGGCCGGTACAAGACCCGGATACGCCTCTGGTGGATCGCGCGCTGGGCGGGGAAGCTCTGAACGTCACCGATGCCGGTGGCTTCACTCGTGAGTGGACGTTGGAGTACGTCTCCGGCGACTTCCGGCTGTATCGCGAGGGCGTTGCCCCTGTCGTCGTTCACTCGGCGGCCGGGGTGACGGAGCTTTCGCTCAGCTTCAACCTCACCATGCGCCCGCACATCGCGTACTCAGTTGGTGCCCAAGGGTACTTGCTGTGGTACGACTCTCTGGCGAGCGCCAACTCTGTGCTTTCACTAGGAGAGGTCGAGACGCCTAAAGTGGGTCTCGACGAAACCCGCGACCTCTTCTCCGACATCGCCGATGTTGTCCTTGCCTACGTCAAGGACGGCGACCTGTGCGTTCGCGTGCAGCGTGAGCGGTTCCAGACCGAGCATCTTCTGGAGGCCAGCATTGGCGGCAGCATCCTGAACATCGGACCCGCTGACAACCTCCGTTTCCAATTCGAGTTCAGGGAGTAACCATGAACGAAGCACCCTCCGTGGGGGCAGAGATCGCACGCAACGCCCCGCTGTCTGCGGGAGCCGTGTACCTGTCCTTCATCAGTACCTACGGCACCGCCATCGTCACGACGCTCGCCATCGTGTACGCGGTGCTCCAGATGTACCTCCGGTGGCAGGAGCACAAGGCCATCATGCGCAAGAACAAGGAGACCTCCGATGACGAAGGCAGCAAGTGAGGCCGAACTCGCCGGACTGCACGTCCTCGTGGCAAAGGTGTTGAAGGAGCGCATCGCGAACGCGGAACTCTGCACCGCAGCAGACATCAACGCGGCGATCAAGTTCCTCAAGGACAACACGATCACCTGCTCCGTGGACAAGGACAACCACCTTGGCGAACTGGAAGCCCAGCTTGCGGAGACGAAGGCGTTGAGCACCGGCGTCGGTGCGAGCGATGCTGACCTACAGGCCGCGCTGGACTCGATCCCGTTCATGGGGGCACCGAACTGATGCGCGGCTACGCAGGTCCGAACTCACTCCGAATGCAGAAGCTGCGCGTTCTGCAAAAGCACTACGCCCAGTTCGCCGTCTTCCTCAAGGATATGATGGCGGTGTTGGGGTTCGCCCCGACGTGGATGCAGTACGACATCGGGAACTACCTCCAGTTCGGGCCTGCGGACCTCATGGTGCAGGCTCAGCGCGGCGAGGCCAAGTCCACTATCACCGCGATCTTCGCGGTCTGGTGCCTGATCCACGACCCCGACCACCGAGTCCTGATCGTGTCCGCAGGCGGCAAGCAGGCGAACGAGATCGCAACGCTGGTGCAGCGACTGATCCTTACGGTGCCTGCGCTGGAATGTCTCAAGCCCGACCGAAACGCGGGCGACCGTACCTCGGTCGAGGCGTTCGACGTGCATCACGAGCTGCGACAGGAACTCAAGTCCCCGGCAGTGGCGTGTATCGGCATCGGAGGCAACCTCCCGGGTAAGCGAGCAGACCTCATCATCGCGGACGACATCGAAAGCCCGAAGAACTCCGCCAACGCAACGGCCCGCGAGCAACTTCTGGCGCTCAGCCGCGAGTTCTCTGCTATTGCCACCGGACGACCCGGCGTCCCTGCTCGAATCATCTACCTCGGGACTCCGCAGACCAGCGAGAGCATCTACAACACGCTTCCGGGGCGCGGTTTCGCGCTGCGCATCTGGCCCGGTCGGTTCCCGACTCCAAAGGAAATGTCGAACTACGGAGAGCATCTGGCCCCGAGCATCGCAAACAGGCTGGAATCCGACCCGTCCCTCGCCTTTGGTGGAGGCCCGCTTGGCGACATGGGACAACCCACGGACCCGGCGCTGTTCGACGAAGAGAAGCTCCTCGCGAAGCAGCGCAAAGAAGGTCTGTCGTACTTCCTGCTCCAGTACATGCTATCCACGAAGCTCTCGGACTCCCAGCGGTTCCCGCTCAAGACCGAGAACCTAATCGTGATGAAGGTAGGCGGGCGTATGCCTTTGACCGTCACGCGAGGCTTCGGCGGCGGCGCGGCGCGCACGTTCACGTCGAGCGGCAAGGGCTTCACGATGATGGGGCCGCACGAAGTCAGCCCCGAGACGGCGGAGTTCCAAGGCATCCACATGCGGGTGGATCCGGCGGGTGGCGGCGTCAACGCGGACGAGAGCGGCTATGCCGTGACTGCGTTCCTCAACGGGACCGTGTACGTTCTCGCCGTTGGCGGCGTGCCGGGCGGCTACGAAATGCCGCAGCTCGAAGCCCTCGCGGACATCGCGCTCAAGTGGAAGCCGAACGTCATCAGCATCGAGAAGAACATGGGCCATGGCGCATTCGCCAAGGTGTGGCTCCCGGTGCTGCGTAAGAAGTACGCCGTCGCTGCCATCGACGAGCCGTTCGAGAGCGGGCAGAAGGAGGCTCGCATCATCGGCATCCTCGAACCAATCATGGGACGAGGCTCCCTCGTCATCAGCGAGGACTGCGTGGAGGAGGACGACCGCACGACCGAGGGCTACGACCCGGCGAAGCGGAGCACGTACTCCGTGTTCTTCCAGTTGTCCAAGCTCACGCGAGAACGCAAATCCCTCAAGCACGACGACCGGCTGGACGCCCTCGCAGGCTCCGTCGGCTACTGGGCGGCGCAGCTTGCGCTCGACCAGAACAAGGCGGTCGCTAAGGCCGAAAACCAGAAGTGGGTCGAGTGGTTCCGCAACCCCACGGGGAGGCGAACTGCGGAGGACTACCGAGGACCGGGCCGACGCGGCAACGTCCTGAGCAAGTATTTCCAATAACCCGAAGGAGTATCCATGCGTAAGAGCGACTTTTCCAACTACACCGGCCTGTACGGTCGCGGTGCCGGTCTCGGCAACGCTGAGGCGGTCCTTGGCGGCGTCGATGGCAGCCTGCACGCGCGCCACGTCGGCGTTGAACAGCGTTTCGAGCTGTGCAGCGGTTTGCGGATACTGCTCCGCGTGCTCGACGAGGGCGAGGAGTTCGCGGGCCAGCTCGGCACCGGCGAGGTGGCTTCCTAATGAACGTGAGCAAGCGCGTAATGGGTGCGCTGCTCGCTCTGGCCGTAGCGGGAGGTGGGGCAACCTACCTCTCGTTTGGCGGGGCGGAGCAGATCGCCGAGCATGAGGGCTACCGCCTCGTTGCCTACCCGGACCCGGGAACCGGCGGAGAGCCGTGGACCATCTGTCGTGGGCATACCCGTGGCGTGTACCGTGGGATGCGAGCCACTCCGGAGCAGTGCGACCTCTGGTACGCACAGGACTTGTTGGAGGCCGAACTGGTCGTCCAGCGAGCCGTGCGCGTCCCGATGAAGCAGGGCGAGTACGACGCTGCGACTTCCTTCGTCTTCAACGTGGGCGGTCCGAAGTTCCGTGCGTCCACGTTGCTCCGCAAGCTCAACGCCGGGGACCGCAAGGGTAGCTGCAACGAGTACCCGAAGTGGAAGTACGCCAACAAGAAGGTGCTCAAGGGCCTCGTGGTCCGCCGCACCGAAGAACAGGCCATGTGTCTGAGGAGTGGTCCGTATGTCTATCGGCCGTCAAGCTGAGCTGGTGCTCGGCGCGATCCTGCTCGTCGTGGTCCTGATCTTCGGTGGGCGCTACGCCTACATGAAGTGGAACACCGAGCGCCTCGAATCCAAGAACGACGTGCTGACTTCCGACGCCGAAGCCGACAAGGTGTATGTCCGGGAGTACAAAACCGTCGTCGAACAACGGGAAACCAAAGATGCGCAAGTCGAACGTGCTCTCCAGCGCAATCGGAGCTGGGCTGACGAGCCTCTGCCTGATGATGTCGCTGACCTCCTGCGTGACCCTGCCGAGTCCGCCCCCTGAGTACCTGCGGGACTGCAAGATCACGTACCTCAAGGCCGAGAATCCCACGAATGGCGACGCAGTTCGCCTCGCGGTGGCCCGGGAATACGATCTCAAGTTCTGCAACGCCGACAAGGCGGCGATTCGGGCGTGGTACGACGGCTACGAGAAGGCTTGCGGGTGGCGATGTAGGCAACGCAAGCCGCGATAAGCGAGCTGGGCCGGGCTATCTGGTGACTACTGGGTAGCTCGGGCCAAATTTTGCTTTGCTAACGCGAGAGGGTCACTCCAATAAAAGCTCACGCGCATTCCCCCGTACACCCACCCACGCACCCGCGCACGCACACGGGCATGCACACGCGCTCGCCACGCACACACGCGCGCGATCCGAGCCTTACGCGATGCGAGGTGTTATACCTGACCAGCACACCATGACACTACAGCACTATGACACTAGTTACCGTTCGTCGGGTCGTGCTTGACGGGAGGTCCGGGCCGTGCTCCAATGGCCACACGGTAGGCGCTGAGCCTGCCGGAGCGGGCCTACACGGGCCGTCCGCGAGCCGCATGGGTGCTACCATGGGCGGAGACGGTGCAAGGCGTAGGCGCGAGCGTGGGCGGCATCTGTATCGTTTGCGCCCGCTGAACTGGTGTGCTGGTGTACTAACACACCTCGATTGAATTGGT